TGACGACTCTTCTATTACTTCTAAAATAACATTAAGCCGATTGCTTACATCGAAGTCTATGACCTTTTTATCGTCCGAGTACACCGCACCGCCGGAAATCTGAAGCAGTTTGTTAATGCTCACCGCTGCGTTAACTGCGGTAACTGACTCCCCTGCGGCTTCGAGCATCAGCTCTTTCTTTAGCTTGTTGTAGTAAACCATTTGTTGTGTGGTTAGCGGGGCTTCCCGTTCTACGTGAGTTACTGGCGGCAAGTCTAGGCATTGGTCTTTCTCAAACCGTATTGCCGGTTGAAGCGCAGCGTGAACAGTATCCTTTGCGTCTGCCTTGGGCATCCACTTGTACTGCGTTAGCTTGTACATCACCTTGTCTCGGAACTGGCCGAAGTAGCGTGGAACATTCTCGGGGTTAACCAACTTAGCTAGACCAAACGCATCTACTGGGGACTGAGCAGCGGGCGTACCTGTCAGCATCCATAACCACTCGCTGTGTACGGATACATCGCGCAATACTTTCCAACGATTAGTTTGTGCGTTCTTGTAGGCGTTAGCCTCATCTACTACGATAAGATCGAAATCACCTGCGATTATCTCGTCTTTAACTACGGCTAGTCCGTCAAAGTTAATAACAACAAACTCACATCCCGCGTTTATTATTTTGCGCCTAGTCGCTGCACTACCGTGGGCAACTGAACAACTACGGTGCATAGCAAACTTGAACAGGTCTTGTTGCCATGCCGACTTCATAATAGACAGCGGACATATAACTAACACCCGTTTGATTAGCCCCAACTTCATAAGGTAATCCGCAGCCCATATAACAGACGCGGTCTTGCCCGTACCTTGCTCGTTAAAGCAGAAGGCTTTCTTATACACCGTCAGGAATGACGCGGTTTCTTTCTGGTGCGCAAACGGACTGAACTTCCCTGTCCACTCATAATCTCGTTTGATCGGGGACGGCACGTCTTTAATATGTAGCTTGGCTAGGGCTTGGGCTTCTTGTAACCCCCAACGCACCGCCACTTCGTTCTTCTCTAGTACGATACTTTTCTTTATGCTCTCGGTAATTAGATGTGGCCTTTTCGTTTTTATTATAAGGGCCTGTTCGTCGTCGCTTATGTGCATTAGAAAGCTATCCTTTTGATTTGCGCTCGCGCGTGCTTGTTTCAGATACTAAGTTTCCTTTCGAGTCGCGCTTGAAAGAACGGTTGCGGCTTGCTGTCTCTACTCTAGTACCGTCAGAGTTCTTGCCACCTTTGTCCATTGCTTTCTTATGGGCTACATCTTTACCGTCACCCTTGGATACTTTGCCTTCTTTCTCCGCCTTACGGCGTGCGGCATTGCGTTGGGCGCGTTTCTTCTTTTGTTCTTCAGTGCCTTGATACTTAGCGTACTCGGCTTTGTAGTCTCTGGGCTTTCTCATTTTCGTGGCCTATGATGTTCACATGAAGTTACTGGGCACCACCCACAAAGGGGGCTACTGTTTGCGTTCCACACATTGTTATCTTGCGCTACCTCCAGTCGTTCTAGTTCGTCCGCAAAAGTCTCGAAGTAAGAGTCCCGCATGTCGGCTGTGTGCACCTTCTGTATAAGATCGTTGCTCACTACAAATGCTAGAGCAGACTTAATCTTTTTAACCTGCGGGTAGTGTACAAACAAGGCGGCAGCTACTAGGTCTAGCTGTTTAGTATCCGCGTACTTCGCATTTTTGCTAGTCTTATAGTCGATGGAGTAAGCCATGTCGCCGTTGATTACTACCAAGTCGGCTATGCCTCTCCACCAAACGTCTTTCGCTAGGAACTTACAGGGTTCGAACGTGTCGCCATCGCGTTTAACTCCGAGCCTTAACTCGCATAGTTTCTCACCCTCGATGGCTTTTAGTGCGTCTAGTGTGTCTCTAATAAAGCCGAACTTAGCGGGCAGGTCGGCTGTGCCTTTAACATAGTCTTCAGCGGCTGAGTGCAAAGCTTGCCCATAGAGGGTTGCTTCACTGCCTGAATCCTTAACGTCTTTGGCTATTTTTAGATGATAGTACTTCTTAGGGCACTGATCGAAAGTTTTTATACTACTGTAAGACCAAGCTGTCATATCATTTATTTCCGATTTTTAGCTGCGTTATTTTCTTGCCGTTGAGAGAAACCGAGGTTGTCAAAAGATGGACTTATGCAATCCTTCGCGCTAACTCCTCTAGGCACTGCCTGTATTTTACCTCCTTTTGACAGGTAACTCGCTGTTTGTATTGTAATTTGTTTGCTGAGTTCTCTCTTTTGTTCTGGACTCATAGCCTTCCTGCCCTCCTTCCAGATATTTCTAAAGGGTTATGCGCCCCGCGCCGTTCTATTTTATACACCTCGAACAGCTCACCCTCTACGCGTATGCCGTAGGTAATTTTTTCTTTTGTGGCGCAGAACTCTGCTTCTTCTAAAGCACCGGTAAAATCAGTGAAGTAGGACATCTTCCACCTCGTACTCGTAGTTGACGCATTTAGCGTTAGTCGAAAATATTGCCGCGCCGTTGCGCATGTGAAAACGTAACGCTGTATCCGTATGTGGAGACATGGTTATTACTGCGTCTACCTCTGGGTGCATTATGGGTGCTGCTTCTAGCAGGTTATTGATTAACTTCCTACCGTGCCCCCGTTGGTAAGACCACACCGAATAGGGGCATAGCACAGTACCCAACTCTCCGTATATTTCTTCACGTTCTTCCAGCTCTTCTTCGATCTGCTCAAGCTTCCCCATACCAATAAGTTTTATCTGGTACTCATCTTGCGGCACAAACCTACATATTATTGTGCAAACAACAGCGGCTATCTCTCCCGTCTCGTCGTTCACCTCTGCGTACACATGGAACGGGTCTTCAAACCGCACACTGTTATCTTCGAATAGCTCAGGGCGTACGGGGTCGTCCTCTATGAGATACGAATGGTCGGCGGCATTACACTTTATCAGCATCTTCAAACTCCTCGAGAATTGCTTCCAGTTTTTCCACCGCCTCTGCTGCACGTTGTACTAGGGCAACAAGTTCTTCGGCATCAGCGCCATCTACTTCTATTGTTATTTTCATTTGACGTTGTGTATCTCAATCAGTAGGTCGATGCAGTGCTTGGCTTTTTCTAAGTCCGACAAGGGTTGCCCCTTCAACTTCCACCTAGTTATATACTTTACTACGTTACCCTCTAGTAGAGACAAGCCGTTCTTCTCTGCGTACTCGGCAGGTTGGATAGCCATGTTCTTATAGTGTGTCCCGCCCGTCTGTTTCTGTAGTGGGCTGTCCTTCTTTGGTTCCATGTTCAAGTTCGGTATCTCTGCTGTTAACATTCTCTTGCTCCTTCTGTTTTGGTTTCTCAAAGATTTTTGCCCAGTTATCCCCGAAGTCTTTAGCAGGGATAAGGGTTGGTCTACGTCTACTACCTTTGCCATTCATTTGTTTCCCTCACGTAAGCGTTTGTGTTTGTTTAGTTCTTGCGCAAACAACTTAAGCCTCTCTCTAATCTCTTCGTTAGTCATCGTAGTCTCCTTGGTCTGCTAGGTACTCAGCACGATCCCGTGCGATATCTTCGGGACTTACGTAGTCTTCATCCTGCTCGTCTTGCCATCTATCTAGGTCTGCGTCTAAAGAATCTCTGTTACTCATCAGCGTGCCCCTCCCCTGTTATACCGTAAGTTGTTTTCCATTCTGCTTTTGCTTTTGCTCTATCTGCATCGGTCTCCAACTTCATGTACACAATAAACCTAGCCGGATTCGATGCCGTCTCTACCGCATCAAAGAAGTAACCCTCGTGCGCTTTATCATTCAAGAAATCTTGCAGGTTCTTTACAGTTTGCTCTGGGTCTTCTTTGTACCATTCAATCTCTTTAATAATACACTCTTCTTTATCTTCCATCGTCTTTCTCCTTATAGGTCATTTTCAATAATGTAAGTAGCTAGGTCCTGTAGTTTTTTTGGCGTAGGCAAAGCTCTCTTCTTAGGGTTATCACATACATCGCACAGCGCGTTACGTACTATTTCGGCACGAGCGTAGTTGGCAGAATTCGATCGGATTAGTTTTGTGTGCCCGCAGTCCAGATCGAGCGCCCAAGTATTCGTCATCTGACTCTTACTTTTGCGGTAGTATTTTCTGCCTAATACTTTCACCCTTACCCCTCTAGTTCTTTT